CGATCTAAGGCTTTTCTCATTACTACGTAACTCTGGAAGATAACGACGTCTTCCTAGGAGAGTTTCTACGTACGGGGTTGGGCGTTTATTTTCGGCTAAACGCACAACTTTGGCCTTGTACCGAGCAATATCGTGGAATCGCCCTGTGAAATCCTCAAGAAGATCTTTGGCTTCTTTTAAACTTAAACCTAGTTGTTCAGCAATCTTATCTGGGCCTACACCATACGACATGGCAAGAACCAATACCTTACCTGCTTTACGGTTAAGTCCGACTGTGTCACCGATAGTGGTGTACACATCTCCACCTTCTAGGTAATTCTTCATCAAGATAGGATCATTAGAAAACGCTGCAATAATACGGGGCTCAATTTGAGAATAGTCAGCAACAACTAACTTGTATCCCTTGGGTGCGATGAACAAGTTACGAATAAGTTTTCCGTACTCACCTCCGCTTGGAATGTTCTGCAGATTTGGTTCAGAGGAAGAGAACCGACCTGTTTCAGCACCATGCGCTTTGAAATTTGTATGAACTTTGCCTTTAACAAGAAGTGAGTCTTTCTTGATGATCTTAGACTTTCCTAGATTAGTTCGGGTAATGTCTCCACCAAGATATGGCATCACATATGTTGTCATCAACTTGTTTAAGTCCTGGTAATCCAAAAGAGCATCTACGAGATCGTCTGTGCCACGAAACAACTCAAGAGCATCAGAGGATACTGAGTAATGCTGGATTCCTAGCGGCTCTCCAGCGTTCTTTTGAGCGTACCCTTTAGGAGTAAGTGCGATCTTCAAACGAGTATTTGGCTTTAATCCTCGTCCACCTTCGCTCTTTGGGCTAAACAACATCTTCTGCTTTTCAGGTATGGAGTTAAGAGAGAAGGCTTCACCAGTGATCTTCCACGCACGTGCCTTTGCATCATCTAAGTCTTTATCAATACGTGTTTTTAAAGTTGTCAATTGTTCGGTGTCGATCGTTGCGCCTGCTAATTCCATGTCGCAGAGAGCAGCAACTACATCCATCTCCAACTTCCACACTGCCTGAAGACTGCCTTCAAGTCGTGGGTCTAACGCCTTGTACAACTTCCAAGTAACTTCAGCGTCAATTCCTGAATATTTTGCAACGTCTTCAAATGAGTGAACTTCTACCTGTGCTCCAACACCTTTTTCAACGATGATACCTAGTTCCCGTTTGGAGCAGTCAGCAAGACCAAGGCCTAGACGATTGCGGTTATCAATAATGAATGAGGCCATTAAAGTGTCAAAAAAAGGTTTAGTAGGAACTACTCCTCGGTAGTATTTTGCAATCGACTTAAGGTCAAACTTGACATTGTGACCGATCTTCAACTTATCACTAAAGAACAACGGCTTAAGAGCCTTAAAGACGTCACCAGGAAGAAGTTGTTTAGGTGCTGGACCAAAGACTGGTCTCCAGTTTGCTTTGTTCTTAGAGTAATCAGCATCGGTAAGTTCTTTACCTTTTGCAAGTTTGGCTTGACCGCCTTTAAGAAGGTCTTTATCCCAACGCAAAAACTCACCATTTGGATGTCCCATGGGAATGACATCAACGCGACCTTCTGTCGCTAACGAAATCCACAAAACGTCGTTGACTACAGGTTGGATTCTATTTTCACCAACTGTTTCGACGTCAAATGCAAATGCATCTACCTTGGAGTAATACTCAACAAGGTCTTCTAACTGTTCTTTTGTTGTAATTATGTTCATTTATCCCTCAATAAATAGATGGAGAGAGCCAGTGATAGGGCTGGCTCTCTACCGTGATTGGAAGTTACTCTGATTCGCGAGCGACTTCAAGTAGTTCTGAGCGAGGGGATTCTCGAACTACCTGTGCTGCTGTGTATGGCACAGCATTCGCTACTAGAGCATTGACCTGATCAAGGTCTAACTTCCAGTCCTCAGCAAGATCACGAGCGCGAACAAAGTTAAAACTGTATTGAGTTGTTCGGCCCATTCCCATGCGAGAAACTTCCCAGAACTCTCTTGTAAGAGGTCCTTTGCGCTCATCCTTGTGGGATGCAACGATTTGACGTGCTAGAACTGGAGGCGCAGTAAGTACTTGTACTGACTGTGTATCACCGCTAAGAACCAAAACGTTCCATGCGAACTTGCCGCGTGGCTTGTCTCCTAGGATGTCGCAGAGTGGGCAACCATTTTCTGAGTTGGCACTGCAAACAAAGGACTTACGACCCTTTGGGCGTTCGATCCAGTGTTGCTCATATACTGCAAATGGCTCATCTTGNAGGAACTTGATGAGTTGAGATGACTCCGTAAACTTGAAGTCAGTTGGGTATTCGCTAGATGTTTCTGGCTTTANCAACGCTTCAAGAGCGCTCATACCAGATTGGATTGTTGTTCCTACTTTTGGTGTAGCGTCTTCTTGATCTGGATCAAGTGCAGCGCTATACGCGTCAGCAGCAACTGTTGGTTGTGTGATAGGCATGTGTTTTCTTTCTATAAGGGGCACGGCATAGGCTGTTGTACATAGACGTTGCCTAAGTCTGGCTCTCGGTTGTTGTGATTTCCTTCCAACGCTCTACTAGAGCCTCTGTAAGGTCATCGTGTTCGTTCCACTCAATACGAGCGGAACCAAGTAAGCCACGCTTTGAGAATTCCTCAATAGCGGACTCGATGAGGGAGCGGGTATACACCCGATTTCCTCCAGTCTTTTGACCTTTTAAAGTCTTAGACCGTAGTCGATACGGGGCACGTGGGATATACCCTTTGCGCTCCCACATTCGGATGGTAACAATGGTTTTTTCTAATGCGTGTGCTAGTGCACCGATAGTAAAAACCTCTGTCTCTTTACCACCAAGCATTTTAATGATGGGATTTTCATCCCAGCCATTACTCTCACCGCTTTTACGGCGAGAAACCTTTGGGTCTAACTCGCGACGCTTACGCTTTGATCCAGGAAGATATTCAAGGTCGGCAAAGGCTGCCTCGATCTCTTCGTCGCTGCGCATGTATCAGTCCTTAATGATTGTGTGGGTTTGGAATTAACTTACAGAAAGTCTTTCCATCAAAAGCAGTTTTCCAATCGTGATGGATTCCTTGTGGGTCAACACACACAAATCCAGAAAGATTAGGGGTTGTTGACGCGTGCGCTGGAACTACAGACGCTGCAAGAATAATTGCAGTAACAGTTAAAATCTTCATCTTTATCCCTTATCCATTACTAGTGCCCATGATATTTGTTGTGGATACATCTCGTCAATTTCTTGTTCAGTAAGTTGGTCGCTGTACAAAGCAGCCATCAAAGCATCTTCGTCAATAACACGAATAGTCTTGTAGAGTTGATCGCCAAGATTCTTTGCTTCAATAATTTCTTCTGCTTTTGCTTCGTTAATTTTACGAGAAACACGGCGTTGCTTTTTAAAACCAACAACACCATCTACTTCATCAGGAAGTTCTAGGATTACATGACCATCAGTGTCTGTTTCGCCAACTTCATCAATCTTTTCAAACAACTTATCGCGTAGAGTTTTTACTTTAGACTCAAAATATTCAATCTGTTTTTTAGAAAATATGTACTCTTTTGCTTGAGTAGTCAACTCATCTTCAGATGCGATTCGTGGTTCTGTTGGCTTTACCCTCGCCATTGTGCCTCCTAGTTTCTTCCTGTAAGGAAACTTATCAAACTTCCAACTGTCATGTCAATTCCGCCTTTAGAATTGATTCCAGCCCCATCAAGGACTGCATCTGCTACGGCGTTCTTTTGTTGGAGCATGTCATGTTGTCTTACTTCTATTGAGTTTTCCATGATCATGTCTTGAATAATCACAGTTGGCCACCTGCTAGATGCTCTTTTGATTCTTCCGTTTCGTTGTACAGATAGTCCTGCACTCCATGGAAGGTCGTAGTTAATTAGTAGGTTGGCATTTGGCAAATCTACACCATAACCACCCGCATCAGAGGAAATGAACACGCGACACGCGGGATCAGTTAAAAACTTCTCTTTACTAGCCTCTTTTTCTTTGGCATCCATAGACCCTGTGTAAAGGGTGCCACCCACTAACTCCTGAATTTTTACAAGCATTCCTACATAGGAGGTAAAAATAACAACTTTGGCATCTGGATCAGTATCTAAGTGGTCTTGGACATACTCTTTAAGAACCATCAATTTATGGGATTTTTTAGAGTTCAACAACTCTCGTTCTTTTAGGCTATAGGCATAAGCACTGCCTTCCCCATTTTGCTCTTCAAACTTGGTGGCGCTATCTATGAGTAGTTCTGGATGATCACACAACATTCTTAGTGCAGTAATTTTGCTCATGATAGAACCCCGCATAGCATCCGCTGGTCCACTTTGTTTGTTTTCGTGGCCATAGTGCGCCATCAACGAAAAGTTTGCTCCCAACAACTGCTGGGCCTCAATTAACTCGTTGCATAACTCTTCTGATATGTACTTGTAAAGTTTTTTGTTGTCACTATCAAACGGAACAACTATAGGATCTCTGTAAATAGTGTCAGGAAGATAAGGGGCTACATCTTCGTCTGTTTGTGTTTTTCTTACTGAAGCCTGCTGAACCTTTTGGTGAAATAAAGGTAAATTNCTATAGCGNTGTACACCNCCAAAATGATTTCGCACGATAAACGTCTGATCAAAAAGGTCAAATCTTCCAAGTAGATTAGGATCGACAAATTGCATAATCGAGTACAGTTCTTCTGGGCGTCCGTTCTCAATAGGTGTACCAGTCAGCGCAAACCTAACCTTTACATCTTTTGAGAGTTGTTTGACCTTCTTGGCCCTTTGGGAACGGAAGCCTTTTATAGCGGTTGCTTCATCACATACGATTGCATCCCAGTTAATCTTGCTAACGATATCCCAGTCATTAACTATGGCTTCGTAGTTGCATATTAAGTAGTCAGTATTTTCAGACCATTGTTTTTCACGTTTGATTTTTGACCCGTCAACTACTGTTGAAGATGAATCAGAAAACTTTGCTATTTCTTTTTGCCACTGGTATTTAAGACTTGATAAACAAATGATTAATGTTGGTCCTGTTATATCTTTGTTGTCTCGAAGTTGTTCTATCGCAGCAATAGACATCGCTGTTTTTCCAAGACCCATTTCATAGGCAACTAACATGGTTTTGCGATCAACCATCTTGGCTACTGCCTCAACTTGATATGGTTTTAAAGATTTTTTAAAAGACATTATTGTCAGGATTATCTACGGGGGTAGGGGCAGTGAGNAAGGTTCCGCAGTCATCGCATTCAGCATCTGTAAACCATANTGCGATGTCATAGTTTTCAAACATTGCTTTTATCTTCAGTACTAAATGCCCACAGTTAGGACANGCATGTGTAGGAACTCCTCGTGCGTCTANCGTCATGCGTAGGCTTCCTTACCGTAGATCATGTGTTTAGCAGTTTCTAAGCCACGCTGTATTTGCTTTTCAGACATGTCTCCGACGTCTTTTACGTCAATACCTGTGTAATTAAAGTACCTAAGATCAAATCCATATTTGCGAGAAAATACTAACATCTGTTCTGATGCCTTTTTTCCTGCTTGGTCGTTGTCAAATGCAGAAATGATACTTATCGCTCTGCGCATTAACTTACCTTGTTCTTCACTAATGATTGCGCCATATGTGGCGATAGCGTTGTACCCCAAGCCAGTAAGACGAACAGCGTCCAAAGGAGATTCGACAACCCATAATGGTTTAGATTCGTCAAGAATCTGTACGCCAAAGACTGTCTTAGACTTCTTTACTCCTGGTGGATAGTTTCTAAAAAACCTTCCTGTTGCGCCCTTTTCTTGCCATCCCCAAAGAGAAAAATCATCAGGCTCTCTAATCGGCAAAATCCAAGCGTTGTTTTTAGGATCCCAAAGAACTCCATGAGAATTTACTGCCTCTCGTGTGAGGAACCTCTTCTTGAGTTCTATATCTGGAACATCAGTAAACACGGCTAAACGGGCTTCTGACATGCCAATAGGCTCTTCTGGGACAATGTACTGAGGAAGGTCTTTCAAGCGCTGTAACAGGGTGTCAAGGGGCAGTTCTGTCTTCTCTTTGAGGAAGTCCTGGATATCAAAATGATCCAGCCCTTTAAGATCTCGAACAAGGGTGTACATATTGCCCTTGTACCCACAAGAAAAGCAGAGATGAACACCTGTCTCTAAGTTAACCCACCATGAAGGGCTGTGATCATCGCTACCTGTGCGAGCCTTATGCATTGGGCATAGCCCGTTAACTTCGTTGCCTCGTTGAGCAACCATAGTCACATCAAGGTTTAGAAGAACCTTCTCAACGTCCATTAGCGGTTCGCCATGTACTTAAGGCAGAACTGACATTTAGACATTTCGTCTTCATCGTGAAAGCACCCTGTTTCCCAGTTCCAGGTAATAGGAGTTTCTGTTGGAGGGCAGTTACGGCTAGAAACAATGCGAAGTTTTCTTACTTCTTCATCTTCTTCGACAGGCTCTAATCCCAAGATAACATCTGAGTCTTGGAAGAATGAGGATGAGTAACCAATAGAATCAGCAGTAACTTTTCCTCCACGCATTTTCCATAGCAAAGTCTGAGTAGTAATAATTACTGGCTTGTTAATCTTTTGCGCCAAGCGCTTTAGTCCTCGAGTAATGTTTGTAATTGCCTGTGGGGTGTTCATCTCTCCTGAGACTTCATCAAGCATCAAGTACACACCATCAACAAACACAACATCAGGCTTTGTTTGCTGAATCTTTGCTGCTAACGATGAGACTGTCAGACCATTTACAGCGTCAATCAAGTGAAAAGACTGCATAGTTTCAATTCGATTAAGCGAGGTTACATAGCGAGCATCTTCTGCAGGCTGCAACTTTCCTCGACGCAAACGTGTATGGGATATGTTTGCTCTAATAGCGTCGTGACGTTGCTGTTGTTCGTGGTTGTTCATCTCGAAGGACTGAAACATTGGAACTTTGCCACTCTCGTGAACATTGATCGCAATCTTCAAAGCAATTTGAGATTTACCAGTCTTTGGTGGGGCGATGATAGTGATGAGTTGTCCGCCTTGAAGTCCAGCAGTTGCTTCATCAATCTTTTCAAAACCTGTAGGTATACCTAGAAATTCTTGGTTCTGAAGTGCTTGGTATTCCTTGTATCTTTCTTCTACGTTTTTAGAAAGATCAATCTCATGTGTACCAAGAACACCTTGCTCGTTTACCTTTGTAAGCGTTCCCTCCATAGCGATGAGGGCTGCTTCGTGGTTGTTTTCTTGCAAGTTCTCAATCGCAGACTCTAACCCTTGACGAGTTATTAGGTTGCGACGAAACGTCACCATCGTGTCTAATAGGTAATCAATGGTGTCTTCTACATCTAAGACTTTGTAATTTGGGTAGTGGTCTTTTACAACAACAGCAGTAGGCACTTCGTTGTACTCGTTGTAGTGCTGTACAACAAATTCCCACACTCTGCGGTTATCGTCATCAAGAAACCAATTAGGTTTTACATTTCGTTGGAGGGCTGGAGTTATATCTCTGTCTCGAACTACTTTACTTACTAAACGATGCTCATTATCTGCTGCCATTACGCCCCTCCTACAAGTTTTCTAGTTCTACTCCCCAAGATCCATACCGAGCGACTCTACCAGGTAAATCAATTACGCCTTTAAAGTTTGCTCTATACGGAAGATCATCAATAAAGTTATCGATGTCTGCGTACAACTCAGCGTAGTTAAACGGGTTAGCACCACGCCTATCTAGCCTCGCCATAAAGTTATCTAAGTGTTCTTGAGTCCAGTCATCGGTCTCATACGCCGCTAGTTCAAGCGATAAACCGTACTTGTTTCCCAAATCCCACAATTGCTTTAACGCCAAAGCGTTAAGCCTTGTTATTTTTCTTTCTTGTGTTGTCCTAAGAAGTTTCTTTGTTTCCACCAACTCACTGACAGCAACAACGTCAATAAGGACAATAACACGAGGAGGCGTTTCGTTCGAGATGTCACCATTTTTCATATAACCTCAATAGTAGAGTACTTCAAAACCAGTTCTCTAAACTTTACAGGATCTTCTATTGCATCAGCAACAGCCTCTTCACTAACCCCTTTAGGAATGCTGATGGCGTAACGTCCATTGTTGATTTTGCTTTTTACATTTACGTACTGAGTGTGCTTGCATGACCCACGCTTACCCCATACAGGACATGTGCATCGTGTGTCTTTGGTTTCAGTATCGATCTCAACCTCAAACACACCCGCACCTTGATCAGAGATGAACATTTGGATAGTACGCCAGGTAGTCTCCATGCTCATCCCTTTCACTGTTGGCCTCGCAAATCTGAACCAATGATAGGAACCTGTACAAAGGCTTCTTGAGCAAAACTTGCCATAGCCTCAGAGTACTTGGCTTCCCAGTTCTCAAGTTTAACATTTGTAGTCACGATTGTTGGTAAAGCCTTGTCGTATCTTAGGCGAAGAATCTCATCAAAAGATGCGTCATCGTACTTAGATCCGTACTCTTTACCTAGATCGTCAATCACAAGGATGCGAACATTTAACCAGTCAAACTTAGAACGACCATGAAATCCGTCTAGTTCATCAAGAACTTTTTGATCTGGATCATTGCCAAAAGTCGATTTCTTTAGTGAAAGAAACTCTGGATAAGTTAGGTAATGGATAGGGCGAAAACTCATACCAAAGTCTGAGTTCTTAATCCCTAGGATTTTGCAGACTAGTTCATCGTCATCAGGTAAGCGCCTAATAACCTCCATAGCAGCAACAACTGCATGGGTTGTCTTACCGATTCCTGGACCTCCGTCGAACAACAGACCGACTCCGTTAGTTCCAAGGTTGCCGATGTTCTTTACGGCATGACCTTCTACAACAGAGTCGATCCAATCCTTAATCTCATCAGGAAAGTATCCAGTCTTTTGAACTATGTCAGATGGCTCTAACCCAAGAAGTCTGCGTGGAATATTCGAAGTGCGAAGTAGCCAGTGTCTCTTAAGAGAAGATAGTTTGTTGATGTCGTACATCTAGGCCTTGAAGTTTAGTTCGCCGTAAAATGAAACAGGCTTTCCTTTGGCATCTAGTTCTTCACCAGCAACCATCTTGACACTCTTACGAGGAGTCATCTCAATCACCTTTGCTTTGATCCAACGCTTACCTGCTGATGCGTTCTTCCATGCGGTTTCAAAGGAGGCTGCTTCTGAATCAGGAATTGAGTTAAGATTTTGAAAACCCTGCAGTGGAGTAACGAGACTGACATTTGCCAACCATGCACCACCCTGTTCAGTGTTGAGTTTTAATGTTGCTGTAAATGTCTTTGTTACTTTCTTAGCCATGGTGCTCCTCGTGTGATTAGGTGAATCGATAATGCTGTGGTTAGTACTACCAAAATATATCCAAAGATATCTTTCATGTGTTTGCCCCTCTTAAACGCTTTTCATGGCGTTCATACTGTGCACGACCTGCCATTGTGTTTTGAAATACACGACCGTCGCTTGCAGTGAGGACACTAGCAGACGGTTTCTTACTCTCGTCAAACTCGTTGCTGGAGATGCGTGGTAGACCAAGGTTCTGCCGTGCTTGGTTCATCTTAGTGCGGAACGATGCAAGGAAGCGCTTGTATAAAAACGGCGCTTCATCTCCAACATCTCTAAAGTTCTGCTCATCCGCCATGAACAGGCGCAAGAGTTCTAACTCTAAAAGTGGGGTGGTTTGATACTGACTTCTGAATTTGGCAAGTGCTCCTGAGAGTTGTTTGACGTTAACGGTTCCTGGTAGGAGCGGGAACTTGCGGCCAACTCTGTAAGAGAACTCAGCAGCAACGTCCATCGCAGTCCACTCATGCTCTGGTCGCTTTCCACGGGTTCGTGGATCTGTTTTTCTGATCTTAGGCTGTGGCGTATCTCGACTTTCAACGAGGCCAAAACCTGCGAGATCTTCACCGTCGTCATAGCCTTTCATAGGAATTAAGATTTCCCTTCGAATCGTAGATTCAAAATCTTTTAATTTATTACTACTTGTAGTACTACTATCTTGTATATCTACAGTATTACTATCTGTCACCATATCAGGTGAGAATGGGTAATCTACCGTCAGTTGGGAAACTTCAGATGGGTAGTTTACCGTCACCTTAGATGGGTAATCTGACGTTAGTTGGTAAATGTTTTTTCCCTTGTAGCCATTTGCCCGCTTGGTGTTGGTGACTGTGAAGAACCCCTTGGCTTCTAGGGCCTTAAGGGCATCTCTGACGGTTCGGTCAGATGCTTTGCCAGTCTGACTACCCAACTCGGCTACAGAGGCCTGTAAACGGCCGTCAGAGCCCGAATTTAAGCACATATAGGCAAGCAGTCTGAACTGATAATCGGTGATATCAGCAGAAAAGGCGCCCTCAGGGATGTTCACGGGCGAAACCTACTCCTCAAAAGGGTCGATGTCATCGCGACCCTCCACCTCGTTAAGATGGGCGTTGACCTCCTCAGAGATCAATCGGACAACCTTGTTGGCTATGTAGCCAGCCATCAGTTCGACCAATCCCATGAAAGTATCTTCGATTGCATCGAGGATCTCATCTTCTTCAAGGTCGCCGCCATGGTCTATCTCGATTACGTCCAGACCATCCATGATGTTCCACGTCTCTACGCCGTAGTCCTCGACCGAGTGCAGGGCTGTGTGAGCCTCAGGACTGTCGTCCCAAGCAATTGCTAGGACGTCATCGGGAATGTTGATCATCTTGATCACTTCCTTGATTGGGTTTCCTACCTTGGTAAAGTTCTTTGAACCTTTAAGGATTGAATCTGTAAAGTCGCTGGACTCTGAGAAGTAGGCGTGAAAATCTAGGCCGTGTTTCTTGATGACGTTCCAAACGCTTTCGACAAAGACACGATTGCTTGTTACAGGAAAAAGTATAAACGGATCCTCATACATGGATACCAGTTCATCTAACCCTGTAGACACATCAATGTCCTTAAAGCACACTACAGAAATACGTTTCATAGACGAGGCAACTTTCTGCGTGCATCCACAATGACTGGCGTATTTAGCCACTTGAGGATTACAGCAGAAACGAATGTGGCCGCTGGAACAGCGACATATGACTCTTTGTTCCAATACCCAAAAAGGTAAAGACCAAGAGTGCTTAGAGGAAGTGTTAGAAACTTATGACCAAAGTTACTGCCCCAGTAATCAAATGTTAAAAGCCCAAAGAACTCAACAGCGTAAGAGACCGCTAGTCCTGTAATTCCGACTGCTATAAGAAGGTTAACCATGGCCGCATACTACACGGTCAGGTTGTTGTACTCCACTGCTGCGTAGGTACGGACACGCCAGAAAACATTTTCTGGTAGCCAGTCACTAATGGTTTGGGCCAAAGCCAATACCTTAAGGTCTTTGTTTACGTACAAATAGGACGGGGAGTTGTGCTCTGTACCTGACCACACGCATCCAAAAGACGAAGGGATAGAGCCGTCGATGTAGTCTGTAGGGGAAAAGTTTGGAGACTGTGTTGGGTTGAATCTAAAGGTGTTCTCGAACTGAACACAATCAATATAGAAAGTTCCAGCACCTCCTGAAAACACTACTTCGTAAGTGTCTGTAAGTGCATCTGACGCGTCTGTTAGATCGGTTGCGTAAACACGAGTCCAGTTTGCAAACGTTCCTTGTGGGTATGGGTCGTTGTCAATGACATTACCACTTGAATCTCTTCCAATGAACGTCATTGTAATATCTGAAGAGGATTTTACATAAGCAGATCCTGTGTAATACTTTCCAGGAAGTATGTTTGCTTTGTTGGATGTGAGCGTCCAATCACCAGTTGCAATTATTTTTGCACTCTTACTACCTGAGTAAACTTCTGCAGGTACATCGGATACAGTTGAGATCGATGCTGAACCAGATAAAGTCCAATTATCTGTTGCGTTATTTTCAAATGATGGGTTATAAATAAGATTAGATTTATTTGGGTTTAAAAGAACGTCAACAGCACGAGCCTCATCATACGATGCGGTTGCCCCTGCTTGTAGTGAGATGCAGTCGATGTAATACGTTCCAGCGGCTGACCATGAGAAAGTGATTCCTGCATATGTAGCATCAGAGTTGTTAGCAGAAGGAACAGCAACACCTGACTCAGTATCGGTAGATGTTCCTGTGTAAGAGTTGGTTATTGTAAATGTGGTGGATGTAACGGATGTTATAGCGACGTTAGTTACATTAAACCCTGAAGTCGTAAAACCAGTAACTGTAACGTGTTGACCCACTGTCAATGTGTGTGCTGCGGGTGTTGTGTACACGATTGATCCAGATGATCCAACCGCACTAGATACAACTGTGCTGTAATGAGAGTATGCGGTGGCGGTGTATGTGATATGACCCCAAGTACCTGTGGCGTTTGTACCTGATGCAGGAGTTAAATCAGAACCAATCTGAAAACCATTTCGATCATAAAACTTTAACGCAGGTTTTATTGATCCAGCACTTGATGGTGAAATGATTTGAGCAGACAAGGTGTACTGAGTTCCAGGAACAATGGGAACACCTTTTAAGATTGGGGAATCAGCACCCAAGGTCATAGAGCCAGCACCTGATGCAACGATTTTGCATGAGTAATCTAAGTCTATGTAATTGGAAGTCAGTTGAGGTACAGGAGCCTCATCAGTACTAGAACTGATAGTGGCGTTGGTAGCAATCCAGTTGCCAGTTCCGTTGTAAAACGTAGAATCTTGAACACTAAGAAGTAAGTTACTTGAGACGGTAATTGTTGGAGAGTAGTTAGTTAAAGACTCTACATAAGTAGAAAGGCCGTTTAACGTGCCTTTGTTAGCGTACATGTAAAACGCTTCACGAACTAACTGCTTCTGACTTTTGATAGACATTCCAGGCTCTGGTGTAAGACCAAAGTTCTGCGTTTCCAAAGGAAGCAAAGTTACTGGGGTGCTTAAGCGAGTATGGTCTGGCAAAAGCAGGTCTAAGAAAGTCAAAGATTCATCTAATGTAAAGCCAATACCATCAACAAACGAATACAGGTTTGAAGAAGTGTCTGGTTCCCCTAGAGGAGTTTGTTCTTTGCTTGTGAAAACTCGAGGCAGATAGTTAATTAAAGATTTAGTACTTCCATGCATAGAAGGCACAACGTCAAATACGGCACCAGCAGGAACCCATACATTGTCTGACGTAAATAAAAACATTGCATAGTAGATAGGTTTTCCAGGAACTATTGGTATGCCTGCGGTGTCTTCGATTCCTCCACCGTCGTTAAACGTAGTTTTTGTAACTGATGAAGAAAGTTGTTGCCAAACTATTACACCATCTTCTGCAGTTTCAGGAAGACTGTTTTGATTTCGGACAAGGCGAATAGCAGAATAGGTTCCTGAAGGAGGTTGCCAGTTTACAAACACCTCTGTTGGATACACCACAGTAAGTGACATGGGTGATACGGAGTTAGGTACTTGGGTTGTTTGACCATAAATACTTTCTCCATATACTGCTACATCATAATTAGCCACTACTTAGTCCTTATGCTCCGATGAGTAGAAGTGGGTTAATGCTTGCCTCTGGAGTTGCCCAGGAAGCAGAAGTTCCATCTGTGGTTAGGTAGTTGCCAGCCTGACCCGATTGACTTGGAAGAGCATTGATAGTTGACCATGTATAGTCATAATCTGTTCCTGAAGATTTGGTAAGAACTTGACCAGTTGTTCCACCTGTTGGAGCACCTGCAAGCAACGCTTCATTAATTCCGTACTCAATATTGGCAAGACGAGCCTTGAGAGTAGGCCAGTTAGTTGTGGTTTTATCAAAGACACCAATCCAACCAGATCCCGTTGCAATGTTGGTTCCAAGGTTAGACTCAACGGCGCTTACTTCATTTTGTAGGTCATTAACGTCTGCAGCCTGAACTGTAGTGATGAAGTTCAGTTTAGTGCTGAAATCGTTCTTAACGTTACTTGGGTAATACGCAGTCATGAGTCTGCCTTTCTTGCTCTAGAATTCTATTTTCTCGTTTTTGTTCTTGGTTTACTGCATGAACCGTGTTCGTATTATGCGCCCATAACTAAAAATAACCCTGAAAAAAGGTCACCAATATCCACAAATGCTGTTCCAACAGATCCTTGTACACCTTGTGTTCCAATTCCTGTAGCGCCTTGTAAGCCTTGAACTCCTTGTACTCCTTGAGTTCCTTGAATTGCAGACCCTTGTACTCCCTGAGTTCCTTGGGGGCCAGTTGTTCCATCTGTTCCCTGTGTACCTGTAGAACCAGCAGTTCCCTGTACACCCTGTGTACCTGTTCCGATTACACCTTGAGTACCTTGGACACCCTGTAATCCTTGTGTTCCTTGGTAACCTTGCAATCCTGTTGCGCCTAATGTTCCTTGGGTACCTTGTGCACCTACCGAACCCGTTGCACCAACAGCACCCTGTACGCCTTGCGTACCTGAGTAACCTTGTAATCCGTAAGGTCCTTGAGTTCCAATTGCTCCCTGCAAACCTTGTACACCTTGAACACCCTGTGTTCCAGATCCCATAGATCCCTGAGTTCCCAAAGAACCCTGTACACCTTGGGTTCCTTGAGTACCAGACCCAGTAGACCCCTGTATACCTTGGCTACCCGATGAGCCTTGCGCTCCTGAACTTCCTTGTGTTCCTTGAATGCCGTGACCAGCAATAATTCCTTGAACAGTGTTTTGTAACGAGTATAAAGTTGTTTGTAATGAGTATTCTTTTTGCGCCAAAGCAATCAAGGTTGCTGTTATGTCAACCTCTTGAGTTCCGTCATTTTTTGTTACTAAAACTATTTCGTGATTTATGTTGTTTAAACTGGTTGCATTAGATAGTGCTTTTAAATATAATTTTTTATTACTTCCTTGGTTTTGTCCAAAGGTACCTAACCAAATAGGATACTCAGGATCTCCGCCAATGTAAGCAACCCACACACCCTGACCAATAACAGGAACATCAGGTGAGGTACTTGCAGGATCAATAGGCCAAGCCCAGTCAGTTACCTCTGACCCTGTAGTTTGTGGGATAGACAGACGTAATCTACGTTGATGTTGTGGATCGTTGTTGTCCTGAACAACACCTCTATAGATTCCGTAATGTCTTTTAATATCATCCACTACATCGTTCCAATATTGATATTACTTACTTGGAATCTAAAGATCTCATTTGGAGAACCAATAAGAGTTGAATAGGCTGTAAATGCTCCAGTACCTGTTGCAGTTCCACTGGACTGAGTACTGGCAACTGTGAAATGAGTTGAATCTGCAACTGTTGTTACTGGGACTGCTGTCACGTTATACCCACTAGGACTAAAGCCAGTAACTGTAACCGTTGATCCAGCACTTAAACCATGTGGAGCGCTGGTTGTGTAGGTTATTGATGTCCCAGAAGCAGCAGCAGATGTAATAGGTACACCATAACGGTATAGCCCTGTTACTCGTGCAGTCTTTACTCCAGGTAACGAATTTACTACTGCCTCAATATCTTGAGGGTAGATGGTTTGTTGAAATGACAATCCGTTATAACCGTAAACTACAGATAGCGTTGAAAGGATTAAAGAAGTTACATCTGAGGCTTTGTACTTGGGATCAAGAGCATATGTTAAAGAAAGAACAACATCTACATACGTTGGTGGTTGAACACTAAGAGAACTGCCAATTAGTAGTTTGTCTGCCATGTATGCAGATACGTTACTTGCCAATGTAGTGTATTCAGAAGAAGTAGTTCCATCAGGATTTAATCCTGGCTGTAGATCTGTAGTTCCAGCATTTCGTGTGGGTGCAATGTACAGAGTTACTGATGACCATACCGCAGCATTTGCGTTTGCTTTTCCTACGTTGTTTACGCTTAAAGCAAGGTCAGCATAATCTTTTTTGGTAACAGCACGGTTAGCAGCACGCAAAGATGCTGGTGCAGAGATGCGAATTTGGTCTGTGCTTTCTGGATCTGAACCAGCAATAGCAGCAGATGTGTTGGTTACTGTGATAGTTCCCTTAAGTGCAGTGACTTGTGTGTCTGTAAGTCCAGGAACATAACTAATATTTGTAGCAATATTTGTACCAATGTTTCCAATATCTCCCCCACCAACTGTATACGCGGCTCTGATTTGAGAGTAAGGAACAGGAATAGCGCCCGCTACACCGTCACCAAAACTTACAATGATGTTGTTGTTTTGATCAAAAGAAGTTGTGTATACAAGATCTGATGACCCGTAGTCAGTAATATGTTGTACCTCAGTCCACTGAGAGTAAATGTCTCCATCCTGTACAAACACTGTAATACTTCCATCAACAACTGGTGAGTGTAAAAGCATGTACGATTGATTTGGAGAACCATCTGAAGTACCGATAAGTTCTCCATATGTAGGTACGGCAGATGGAGAAACTAGAGTTATTAATTGACCTTCTTTTGCAAGAACAGTATTTGAAGTTCCACTTACTACAGTTACATCTGCAGTAGTTGTAAAGTAAAGTGTTTGTACAACATCTCCTGTTGTAACTTGACCTGATACCACTGTTCCTTGACCCAATAGTTGGTCTGTGCTTCCAGAGTTAGTAAATGTAAGGTTAACCAAAGCCTGACGATAGCCCGCTGGGTTGTACCCAAAAGTTTGAGCAATGTTAAGAACACTATTTCGTTGAGTCGCAGTGTAAATAGAGTTTTCGTTAGCGTTACGGTCAATGTAATAAGAAATAAGATCGCCCATATAAGCCATGGCTTCTACAAAAGCAACACCAAAATCAGCAGGATCAGCAGCAGTCCAATTTGGGATACGGGCTTGAATTCGTGCAATTAACTTCTCTCTAATAGAGTAGTAATCTCTCGAGGTGTAGTCAACGGATACTGGTATGGTAGAAATTTGTGTGGTCACAATATCTCCTCGTATGGTGGGTTAGATCCTGCTAATGAGAGAACGCCAAGAGTAGTTGTTACTGGTGTGCTATTTGGTAATTGATAACTGATATTTGCTGTAACAACATTTGTGTAGGTATCTACATCTATAGTTACGTCAGTTAGTAGCAAAGTTGGCAATTGAGAATTAAAAGCCTTTTCAATCTCAATCTTAATTTCTGATGCAGCATCGTCTTCAGCATCAAACAACGCATAAGGAATTAATGTTCCAAACGTAGGGCGCATCACTCTTTCACGAACCGCTGTCCCAACAACCGACTTAACTCTATCTGCCCACATAACTTCTTGACTTTGGGTAAAAGCAACCCGTCCAGAGTAATCAATCGTAAAAGGAAGGGTTACGGCAACTTCATTAGCCATTATTTACCTACCCATCTTCTTGGAACAATATTAAAACCAGTATTGGTCTGGTCAATTAACGCGGTTGCGGTGCTCAGTGTATAGGAATTAGATGGGTTGGTTCCTGATGTAGGGTAATTAAGGTTTACTGCAGGAACAGTCCCTGCAGACGATGGGCGTGTAGCACTTGGCTGGTTTGTTCCCACTCCATCAGTAGCACAAGAAAATTCAACCGTGTATTTTCCATCGATAGTCATCTCATGTTTAGACGAAGTGACTATCCAAAAACCATCAGAACTTGTGCCTGTGTATCTAACCTCAATAGTTCCCCATGGAGATACCCGTGGATCCCCTTGAGCAGAACCTTTTCCAGGAATTGAAAGTCTAGATAAATGGGCTTTTCCATCTGCTAAAGCCTTAGCCATAGCATCGCTGTTAGCCACTACACCAGACTCAACTTTAGAGAACAAAGGAGCCTTTACGTTTTGGCGTATAGGCGCTCCCACCTGGTGTGGAGAGGATTTTGATGTGTATATTTTTCCTGTAACTGGGTCTACTCCAGAAACTATTTTATTACTTCTGTTATTTGCTTTCTTTTCTACATAGTCTCCAAGTTTAGATTCAAAAGCGTCAAGGGTTTGAACGTCAAATACAGAGTTAGAGTTAGTAAATGGGTCTAGAAATGCCAGTATCGGGATAGTAGTCATGAACTGATCAATCATCGTGTCAATAGGGTGAAAGTGAAGTTCTGTACCTAATACTTGAACTCCATATCCAATTTTATTTGCAAGTTCTACAAGTTTTTCCCAATATGTATGGCCGCTCATTGAGATCTGGCTAAACTTAACTGTGCTTGGTGTTACTACAGGTTTTAAGTAAAACTTTTTAGCAATGTCTGTAGCAACTTGAGAAGCAGTTGTGTTTGTCCATATCTTTGTTGCCTCCTCTTTAAGAGGGTATGAACCACCTACACAAACAATCTCTACATACCTATTTAAAACCTGTGTTGTTGGGTATTGAATGTGGGAAACATACCCTATAAAATTTTTATTTACTTTGTCGTTTCTCCAAGAAACTTGAACTGGTGTTCCTGTTTTAAAAGACTCAACAATTAGCGTACTAAAGTATTGAAACCTAAGAACCATAACATCATGGCTATTGATGTTCTGTGTTAAAGTAATTTTACGAGGTTGAGTGTTAAAACTAGGGTAGTCAGGAAATGACACTGAATAGTTATTAGCAAATTTACCTTGACGTTGCGGATCACGCACTTGGCAACCTCAACAAAGTTCCTGGAGCAATAGATGTTGGGTCAATTATTTCTGGATTTAAATCCATAATTTTCCACCACAACTGTGGATTTCCTAAGAACTTATTAGCCAGAGTATCTAAGCGATCTCCATCTACCCATTCATATGTATAAAACTTAGTAGCGTACACTGGCCAATTACGCAAGATCATTACATGGTATGCCTGTCGATGTTCATCCCATGCTTTAGGTATAGTTCCATCAGCGTTTGTTACAGGGTTGGCGTATCGGCTATCTGCGTAAATTGTCATTTTCCACCTGCTGCTGCTGTAGATGCTGCGTTATAAAGTACTGAGTTGTCGTAGTAACGAGTGCATGTAATGTTTACAGTAGTAAATATTGGAACCATTCTCTCGTTAAAGATAGCATGGTTTATGTCCAAAGAAGATACTCGAACAAGGTAACGAAGGTTTGCTCCCAAGTGTAACTCTACTGGAATTGGCATTAACCAACCTTTGTCCGCTGTAATGATGTTGCCTACACTCGATTTGTATTGTGAGTTATATCCTCCTGTAGCCTTAAATAAATACTCAAGGTCATACATAGTTCCACGCTCATAGATCAGACCTCGTTCAGAAGCCGACACAGTTTGTGGATACGGGGAAGTATTTCCAGTCAAAAACTCACCAGTTTTGTCTTTTATGTACATCATGTCTTCGATACGGTTGAGTATTAAAGAGAATGTAACTGTGCTGGCAAGAAGTCCATTACCAATTGCTGTAGCAATATCCGCACCAGACTGCTCAAACTGAGGAGAAAAACTTTCTACAATTCCCCAAGACATTCCCACAGAGGTTGGGTTGTAAAGAAACTTAAATCCATACGGAGTTGTATCAGCAGGTAACCCAGATGCCGCAGTTCCTTTGGTAAGTACGCTGGCATCAGCAGCCAAATTTTGGCTCATTTGAATGACGCCTTTGGCTCCTTTGAACTTACCATCTTTGTCTGGTTGCCAGGCCAACTGTGCATGGTCCCAGGCTCCTGGATTAGTGATAAGCATGTCATTTTTTGCGGACAATACTTGAGGTCCAAACTTCAAGTACGAAGATGAAGTCATTGGAGCGTTGTATGTGTAAGGCTTTGGATCACCCACAACTGCTGGTGGGGGCGTTCCTCCAGGTCCACCAGCCCCAGCACTAGTTACTGCGGGTGCAGGTTTTCCTGCAGCGTTTGCAGCCGTTGCTTTAGCCAATGCATCTTGATCTATTTTTAAAGTAGTTTTTGCAGTTTGTTCGGCTTGGTTAGCACTTGTTAAATCTGAGGTGGTTTGTTGTGCTTCTTTTACTACTGCTTGCCATTTGTTGTACGCTGCTTGTACTGATGTTTGGATACTGCTACTTAAAGTAGTTATATCTACAGTTCCTTTTGGATTGTTTACAGGTTCAGAGATGTTGTACTCGTGTAACAAACCAAGGTACAAGTTGTACTCTGTTTGTGCATACGTGTTTTCATCGTCTAGTTTGCTAACTAAATCACTTACTTTTTTAACAGCAGCATCGTACGTAGTCTTTTGCGTTATGACTGCTTGAAAATCATTATTAAGGATTTGTTGATTTGCAGCAAGTTGAGCAGAAGATAACCCAGTATTTGCTCCTGGTCTTGTAGTGTTAGGACTTACTTTTTTAGTACCCATTATCTACTTCCCATCATGGAGATGCTGTTATTCTCTTCAAGAATGCTCTGCACTTTTTTAGCAAACCTAACTGCTTCGTCTTGGGAAGCCTGTGCAATGTTCACTGTTATCTGAACATTAGTTGATCCTCCCCCTCCTCCAGAAGAAGGCATTGAAGCGCCAAATCCAGAAGTTCCACCGCCATAACCAGGTATTTGTGTTCCCCATGGAGAATGGTTAACTGCACTAAGAACTCCAGCAGTGTTGTTACCTGTAGATAGAGCACTTAAAATGGACTTGTAACGTCCATTGTTAATTGTGTCAATGGTTGCCTGCATTCCCTGATTAAAACTTACGTACGATTCAACACCAACACTGTTGATAGGTACGGCCCCTGCTTCTGGTTGTGTTGTGTTTAGAGGATTGTAATGTGCAGAGTTATTCCACTGCCCACCTTCGTACGCCATCCACGTAGTAATAGCAGCAATATTTTGTTGTGTAACTGGTTTTCCTAGGTTAGTAAGAAATTGTTTTGCCCAATCTAATTTGCTGCCAGTAGCAAGGATTGTTCCTGGAGCGTTTACGCTACTTCCAGAAACTGTTTGTGGAGTTCCGCCTGTTCCTGTTAAAAATGCTGCTGGATCAACTGGGTTGTTGTGTCCTTTACGAACTTCAAAGTGAAGGTGAGGCCCAGTGACGTTACCCGATTGTCCAGACTTACCAATTTCTTGACCAGCAACTACTGTTTGTCCAATTTTTACTGACTTACTTTGTAGGTGACCGTACAGTGTTTGGTAGCCGTTACCGTGATCAATTTGAACATACACACCAAAATCTGCGCCAGGAGAATCATCAAAGACAACTCCATCAGCAACAGCCTTTACAGAGGTTCCTACAGGAACTGCATAGTCATCACCTGTGTGATAGTTCTTGGCTCCATTCCACATGCCTGGATCTTTTGCTCCATACATTGTGGTAGGTGCAACTCCAGGAATTGGAGAACTTAATGTTTGTTTTGTGCTTTGACCTGAGTATGGGTGAAGAGCACCCGTGTTTGCTGCTGGAGATGAGTATTGTCCTGGTGTTNCTTGCGCTTGAGAATACGCTCCACCTTTAGCACCAAACGATGCTCCAAATCCACCATAAGAACTTCCACCAGAACCAAAAAATCCAGCAACTCCACCGATCACGGTACCGATAACAGCGCCAGGAGCAGCACCTACGCCAAAGAATCCAGCACCAATACTTGCACCAATTAAAGCACCAGCACCAGCACTAGCGGCAATACTTCCCCCACGAACTACATCTCTACCAGTACTTGTTTTGTTTAACCCTGTTGCATTTCCAAGTTCTTTTCCGCCTTGGCCCATAAGGTATCCCGCACCAGCAGCCGTTGTTGCACCTCCCGCTACTCGCCCAAGAACGCCTGCACTAGTTGATGCTATTCTTCCAGCACTAAGAACTGATGAACCACTGCTGCCTATTGGTATTCCTAGTTTCTCTGCAGCAGCAAGGGCAACCATACCTTCTGCAATATTTTTAATGCCCATCGTAAATCCGCCAATAAGTGAGGTAAGGGCTGAGCCTAACCCAGTTTGACCCAATCCTTGAAGATAGGCTTTTGCTTCAATTACTGACTGGCCAAACTGCGCCATCTTTTGATTTACATCTGTAATAGTAGTTGCAGCGGCTTGGTACCCCTTGATCATAGAGTCTTGAGAAGCCTGCATTAAGTTTGTTTGAGATGTTGTTATTTGTTGCCCTGCAGCGTTAGGGTTTCCTGCTCCAGATAGCGTTGCTAGATCTGCGTTCTTTCCTTGTGCTAATAGCAAGAACTGTGCTTTAAAAAGTTGTTGTTGGTCTGGGGATAAGTTAAGGGCGTTTAAATCTGCGCCAGCAAGACCGTATTGCAAAGACTGTTGAACGGCATTTACGTTGCCTTTTCCACGTCCTTGAAAGATGCGATTAAAAAGTTGACTTGCAATTTGAGATTCAGAAAGTGGATTTCCCTGTTGATCAAACTGGGATATTCCATACTGATAAAGGTTTGCTCCCATAGCGCCAGTCTGTAATCCACCAATAGCGGTAGCAGCGGCTGCATTGCTCATATTAAATTGGCGGTATGCTCCACCAACTTCTCTTATGCTTTGTAGGTATGGACTGCTTCCTGGAGCATACCCGTACTGCTGAGTAAGGATGGCAGCAGCGGCTGCATCATCCCCAATACCTGAAACACCTCTTCCAAATCCTCCGCTAATTGCGCTAAGGGTTGAGGTCTGTAATTGCTTATATCCAAGACCAGTGGTTGAGTATTGTGAGACGGCGTAGTAGTTAGACGCACGAGCAATTGTGGCACCTAGATCAGGTCCTAGTGAATAAGCAGCACCTGCAACTCCTCCAGCAACTTGAGCAGCGCCACCAAGGATTGAGAACTTTGCCACAGTCGGAGACATCCACGGCATAGCGGTAGCGCTTGCACGTTGCTGTTGTGCTGCAGATTGAGGTTGCGAGGCTGGAACCATGTTCTCAGCCACGCCATTACCTGCTGTTGTAAAGTTAGCACCGTCTGTACCAAGAGTAACTTTTGTACCTTTGGTAAGATTTTTTTGACCATTTTTTGTAATGGTCTTACGCATTGTGTCAGCCGCTGTTTGGGCAGGTGCAGAGATGTGTTTGATCGTGTCATTGATCTCGCTAAGAGTTTTAAGCGTGTCCTTAAGGGCGTCATTAAGTGACTTAACGCTCGTCACCATACTAGCCATCTGGACTCCTTATCGCTTTTGCCTTGGCTAGTTCTAGCCAATTCTTTCTTTCTCTAGAGGACATCTCTTTTATCTCTGTGAGATTCCAACTTCCGTATATCTCTGATATAGCCGCCCATTCAGCGAATAACTGAACGTATGGAATGATATTAGAATTGAAACAACGTACCCAAATTAATGGATATCGTTACCTCACTTCCGCAATCAGGGCATTCCATGGTTACATCATCAAACTGTGGACCAGGTACTCGTTTGTTAATTTCTGAAATGATCTTTTTACGATCTACAATTGGAAGATTTTGAACTTGGAGTTTGCTGTATACAGGTGAACCGTTAATCTTTAACACTGTCTTCTCAAGAAGAATCGTGTTCATTTCTGCAGGAGTTTTATCTGCATTATTGATCAATTCTTTTTGAGCAATACCAGTTGGAAGTTGTACTTCAATCTCTCCAGCCTTACCACTAACAGTAAAGACTCTGTCTCCCACAGGATCTGTAAGAATCTTTGTCTTAATATCTTCGTTAATATCTACTGTTACATTTTTAAAGTCATTACAGCCTGAACAAAAGATAGACATATCTGTTGTTGAACCAAATGTTGCTTTCAAGATACCAAGAAGAATTGCATCTCGATCTCCTGTCAACATGTGATCAAGGATCTTATCGTCAGCCTTTAGGTCTCCAACTTTGACAGTTCCTCGTTCTAAGATAGTTAGAAGAGCCTTGCCAACATTTGCAGCCTTTGAAATAACTTCTTCATCTCGACCGTTCAACTCACGTACCTCTGCGGTCTGTAGCAACTCCCCAGCGGTTGAAATGTAACCGCCAGGAAGTTGTACAGTCGTATCTGAAGGAGCAATTATTGTTGGGTTGATATCCTTAGGAGACTCTTTAAGAACATCCTTAATTAAGTTGTTTGCCAAGTCTGGGTTAGAGACTGCACTAATTGTGTTCGACATTATGTTCCTTTGCTAGTTGTTAGTGTGCGCCAGTTGCTGCTGAAGAACCACCCGCTGCAGTAAATGCAGGAGCGCTTGTTGCTACATCTGATCCCCATGAGATGTCAAAGCCTTCGTGAACCAAAGACATCTGTTCTACGAGAAGGGCGTTGTCACCAGCGTTGAGGTCAGAGTATGAGACTGAGGTTGGCCATGCGTTGTACACCATAAAACGCATAGCAATTACGTCTGTGGATGAGTTAGTAGCCGCAGCAGTTCCATCCGCAGTTTGAGCACCCTGTGGAATTGGGTGTGCAAGAACCTTGATCTCAACATCGCAACGGAAGTTGTCTCCCGCAGCGCGTGAAGATCCTCCACCTTGAACTGTTGCAAAAAGGGTCTTCATCCAATCCCAGTTTGTGCTTGTTCCAAGAATCACACCGCGTTGGAAGGTGATTGGAGCAAACGTTGTTTGTCCAGGAATCTGGTGAACAGTGGTGTTGTATCCACCCTCACGGTAAGGAATGGAGTCTGTAGTGATTGACATTCCTGAGATTGAGGTAAATCCAAAAGTAACTGGAGGAGTAGCAAGGTTAGTCATAGCCGTATTAGCGTTTGCTCCACCAGCGTTTGGAAGTGGTGTGAAGGTAACGAGGTACCTAAAGTTGCGTAACGGATCAGTCGCAAGCGATGATCGGTTATTGTTGATTGTTGGCATCTGTTATCTCCTTCGGATTACGCCAGGGTCATTTGACTGAGGTTAAGTACTACAAACTCAGCAGGGTACTCAAGGGCAACGCCAACTTGGATGTTGACAATGCCATTTTGAATTGACGATGCTGTGTTGTTTGTTGCATCGCAGAGCACGTAAAAGGCTTGGGCTGGTGTTCCACCACGAAGTCCACCTTGGTTACGATAGTCGTTTAAGAATGAGGTAAACGCGTTTGTGATACGAGACCATAGGCGCTCATCGTTGTTCTCAAACAATGCGATTTGAGCAATACTCTTTAGGTTTTGCTCAATGTAGATAAGTGAACGGCGCATGTTTACATATCGGTTGGCTGTTCCATCTTGTAGGAGAGTACGAGCACCCATGACTACAACGCCAGCACCAGGAATTTGGCGAATAGCGTTTACTGGAGCAACTGAACCAGTTCCTGCTGATGGAAGTCCCAAGTTAAGGTTGTCAAGTTCAGTAGAGGTAAACGCACGCTCTAGTGAAATAACGCCAGTAAGTGGGAAGTTCAAACCTGCTGGAGCCTTAGATACACTCTTTGTGGCGTCTGTAGCAAGATACAGACCAGCAACTGCTGCTGATGGACCGACCAAACGGATTGCACCACTACCACGTCCAACAGGGTCGCTGATGTAGGTGTGTGGGTAGTACACTGCGGTATGGCTGCTTGCAGTCAATCCCTGTGCGTAGGTAATTGCAGCATCTACAGTTTCTCCTGCAGGAGTTTCTGCAACAAAGAAACCATTGTTTGATGCTGCCCAAGCAATTGCGTCGTTGATTACGCTGACAACACCAGAAGCAAGGATGTCATTGATGTTAGGAATGAACATAACAAGGGCACGGTTTAGAGACGAGAACTCATTCCAAACAGATGCGCTTGTTGATGCATAAGAGGTGTAATCCCCACCAACAACTGCTGATCCATCTGATCCACCTGTTAGTGGGTAAACTGCAAGAACAGGTGTTCCTGAAGCAAGATTACTAACTTTGATTACAGATGCAGCAGTGTTGTTGATAACTGTTCCAGCATAACTAGAAGAAGTTGAGTCACCAAATACAAGGTTCTCATAGCGCTCAAGAAGAACATCCCCTGATACACCTTCTTTATAAACCTCTACTGTGTAGGTGCTAGATACTGATCCAGCCTTAACGTTGATGCGTAGGTTGTTACCGTCAGCACCACGGTTCTTTGCGGTGAATGTAGCGACTACAACGTTTCCTGATGTCTCAACATCAACTGTTGCAGCAGCAGCATCGCTGTGAAGGATACGCTTTACGTAAAGTTCACGTCCTCCGTTATTAAAGAATTGAGCGACGCCAAACACTGCAGGGAATGTAGTGCTGTAGCCACCAAACTTTGAAGTAAATTCTGTCCAAGATTGAACGCGAGTCACAATCTCAGGACCTTGTGCAAATGGGGCAGCGATTGCACCAGCAGCACTTGTAGCAACTCCTTGAGCGAGAGGTGCTGGAAGTAGTGTCTCTGTTAGGTAGACACCTGCACGACCGTAAGTCATTCTTTCTCCTGTCTTGTTGTTGGTAGGTTCCGTATTATGAGGTTATTGTGATCGGATGAATAGGCGTAAAGTTAGGATTTGTTCCTCCTCGAACTTCATCCTGATAGCCTGTCATATTGACTTCAAGTGCCTTGTAGACTGCCGTATAGAGTTCTGGCACGATCTCACTGGAGATACGTACCGTGAATGCGTTTACAAATAAACGCTTTCCTGCTTCTGTGATATCTCTCTTTGAGACATCCAGAACATCAAGACGACGAACTGTGTTGTCGTTAGGTTGTAGCACACCAAACCGCAGGGGTAGTCGGGTGTACATTAGTTGCGCGATGATCTCGCGGTCATGACGAGGTTCACGTGCATAGGTTGTGACTTGGTAGTCAATGTTTACTGGGATAGGTTCGTGGATATACCAGTCGTTTGTATCTGAGTTAAAATCTGTAGTTCCATCAGGAAGTTTTGTTGGATCCTGTAGGTATGTAGGCTTAACGAGACCACGCATAGCACGACTAAAGTCTTCTGAGATATCAACCATATCTATAGTGATGTATGGGTAGTTTTGGTCTCTAATTTCCTGGGAAGGCTGACCAAACCACACGCCAACATTTCTGGTTGAATCGCCGCTTGCGTTGGAGCGTTGGTCTGTTACCTTCATGCCCAAAAGAAGATTGCGAAGAGCCTCATCCTCTGAAAGAAGAAATGTCATAGTCCGCCTCCTAGGTGTGCTAATAGGCGTCCAGTAAGAAACTCTTCGGCCTCACTCATGCGGTTTGAAAATCGGCGAATGGCGTAGGTTGGTCGAGTTCCTGGAGTACCGAACTCTAAGTCTTGCGCCTCATCAAAATGGGCTGGATGAACGTGGGTAGTAAAGCCACCTGTAGGGCTGTAGCGGACGTGTAGTCCACGAACGATGTTATGAGGCCAGCCTGATGCTCGTGCCTCTGCACGAAGTTGTGCTGACATGTAGCGGGTTGTGTCGTGGGCTGAACGGTGAACTGCGATATGGTGTGGGCTGGTCACTTCTTCTTGCCCTTCGCAACTTTACCGCCGATGTAGCCTGCGAGTAGTGCTGCGAAGATTGGCTGTTTTTCTTTAGGACGAAAGCCGAACACACCACGCATGAACTCTTCACGTTCATGCTGATTGTTCATTTCAGCAACTTGTTCGTACCATGGCTTATGCGCCATCACAACCCCTTTATCGCAACCAGTGGGAACTGTAGTCAGGTTACGCATGTAAGCCTGATGCTCTAAGGATAAAGAAAAAGCCCCACTTTCGTGGGGCTAAGTCTTACTTCTTTTCTTTTTTGACTTTCTTGGCTAAAGCCTTGTCCATCTCTTTATCCTCTGCACGAGATGGTTTCTTCTTATCCATCTTCTTGTCAGCCTTTTTAAACGCCTTCTTTTGTTTTGGAGTCATGTCTTCCATAAGTTTGGCGTCTTGTTTTGCGTCAGACTCCTTCTTAGCCATTACATGCCCTTCTTACGGTTTGTAATGACCTTTGGGTTTTTAGCCGATGATGCTTTCTTACCCTTACGAAGGGCAGCAAAGTCTGCAGCATCGATCTTCTTTGGATTACCGCCCATGGCAGCAATCTTCTTTTGCTTAGGAGAGAGACCGTCAGCCATTACTTGGCCTTCTTAGCACGAGCAGCCTTGCATGATGCACAGGTGCACTTACATCCTTTTGCTGGCTTTCCAGCCTTGCAACCACAACCACACTTAACGCACATAGTTACTTACCTTTCGATTGTTTTGAAGCCCACATGTTATCGATCAAGTTTGGGTATGGACGACCAGCCTTTGCTGCTCGTGCCTTTGCCGCACTCTTTGCCGATGATGACAGAGGTGTAGACTTTTTCTTTGGATTTTTGGTATTCCAAACTTCTTTAGCC